AGTGGTTTAGATCTTAGTAAGTGCTATTATCAAGTTATTGATGACGGCTCGGCTGTTGATGTTGATGTTCTTATGGATATCAGCACTAACGAAATCACGCTTACAGCTACAGGCGGCAACTTAACAGACCTAGTATTGTTTGTTCAAGAAACTATATGCAGTGAGACATTAGTATCATAATGTAGTATTGCTAGTAGTTACGACAAAAAAGCACTCTTAATTGAGTGCTTTTTTATATGTGTTATAATCTAACTATTGAATTAACCAAGGCTCTAATATGACAAGACCAAACCCACCGTTAAAACTACCGTTAATAAAGGGTGATAGAAAATCCGATTATGATTATCGAGATAATCTGCCCGTTAACATGACGGCCGTTAGTCGAAATGTCAGAGGCGATCAAGGTTACTTGTTAACACACGATGGTCTAACGGAGTTCGCGGTAACTAACGGCAAGGCCCGTGGGGGCGCGTTTAATGAGAGATTTAATAAACACTATCGGGTTTCTGGTAATGTGTTTGAATCTGTTGGTACTGATGGCACTATAACACCTATTGGGGTGACATCTGGGGACGGTATATGTTCTTTTGCAAACTCGTTCAATACCCAGGCTGTATTAAGCGATGGTAAGTTGTTCTTATGGGATAACGCATCATTAATACAGGTGACTGACCCGGATTTAGGTTTCCCTATCAGCATAACTTGGTTTCGTGGTATTTACGTGATGACAGATGGGCAGTTTTTATTCCATACTGATATTAACAATGAGTTTTCAATAAGCCCTCTTAAATATTCATCTAGTGAATTCTCTAGCGATAAAATAGTAGCTGTTGCCGATGACGGGCATAACCAGATATACGCATTTAACCGCTATTCAACTGAAGTGTTTTATTTCGATCCTTCAGTGCCAACAGGTACAAGTGTGTTAAGAAATATTGATGCGGCAAGTAACCAAATAGGCATAGTAGGAACGCATTGCCAAACCCTACTTGATGGTATCTTTTTCGTATTAGGTGGCCGACAGAATGAAAGCATTAGTGTTCACATACTAAATGCGGGTACTGAAACCACTATTGCAACAAGAGAAATAGATCAAATCATATCTAAGTATACCGAGTCGCAACTGTCGGGTGTGGTCTTAGAATCGCGCACAGTAGATAGAGATAAATTCTTAGTTATCCACTTACCTAACGAAACGCTTTTATACAATCATGCAATTGCGGGTAAAATTGGCCTTGATGCAGCTTGGTCTTATGTGAAAACAGGCGTTGATGTTGACGACCCATGGCGAGCTAAGTTTGGTGTGTTCGATCCAAGGGTTTCTAAGTGGATTTATGGCGATACGCTAGAAAATAAACTTGGCTATCTTGATGACGGGAAAGCGTCACAGTACGGCAACGATACTGAAAACATTTGTTACACGCCTATTATTAACGGATTAGAAACCGGCTCAATAGATGAGTTTGAAATAAGCACAATTGCTGGTTTTACAACAGGTGAGTTTAGTTCATCTTTCAGCTTGTCTTATGATGGGATCACATACGGCACTGAATACACTAACATCATTTCATTATCTCAGGGTTACAGAAAGCGATATATAGCGCGTAGACTCGGTTATATTCAGTATGAGTTTAACTTTAAATTCAGGTTTGTTTCTACTGATAAGATGGCGTTTTCTGGTATGGAGATCTCCTGGTCATGAGTAGACAAATCCTAAAGACTTACCAGAGCATTAAGCAAAATGTAGGCGACTCAACAGATAGATTTGTACAGGATTATTCTGCAGTAAAAAACAACTTAGACGATGCTTTAAAACTAATTGAGAGCATGAAAACATTATCAGGACCACAAACACCCGAAGGTAATGTAACCTCTAATTTATCGCAAATTTTCATTGACACGACAGGCGCACCAACAAGTGTTACAATGTATTTCAATGAGAGCGTAGGCGCGAATACTGGATGGGTGGTAGTGGTTTGATGAGTAACTATATAACTTACAGAGATTTTGATTTAAGTAGCTCGCATTATGATAGTGCAATCCAGAATAACAGGGAGATTATTCAAGATGCAGCTGCAATCATGCTGGATAAAATAGAAGCGGGCGAAATGGTAGAGCAAGAATGCCCTGTCACACACCGATTCACTGAAGGCTTATATTTGCGCGAGATATTAATGCCAAAGGGTACGCGCATAATAGGCAAGATTCACGCTACAGAACACTTTAACGTTGTACTTACTGGCTCTTGTACAGTCATAACGGCAGAAGGTCGGGAAGAAATAATAGCGCCACATACTTTTATTTCAAAGGCGGGTGTTCAAAAAGTGGTAATTGTACACGAGGATTGTCGATGGCAAACGCTGCACGTAACAGACAAAACAGATTTAAAAGAAATAGAAAAAGACGTAATTGCAGAAGATTACGATCACTTACTAATTGACGGTCTATTAAGTAGGACCAAGGAGTTAATAGCATGAGTTGGGTAATGGCGGGTACTTCGGTAGTCGGTGGAATACTTGGTAGTAGTTCATCTAATAAAGCGGCAAAACAACAGGCAGCAGCGACAAGAGAAGGTATCAAGTCACAGGAAAAGATGTTCGATAAGTCACTTGCATTACAGCAACCATATAGACAGGCTGGGTACGGTGCTTTAGAAGGCTTGCAAGGATTAACTGATCCAGGTCAAAGAGCCGAAACACTACAAAATTACTATGGTGGGCAAGAATATCAAGCGCTATCAGGTCAAGTTGAAGAACAACAACTTCGAAATGCGGCTGCTACGGGTGGAGTTAGAGGTGGAGCGAATCAAGCTGCACTAGCTAGTATTGCCCCACAATTGGGACAGCAGTATTTATCCGGCTTGAACCAACAATACACGGGACTTGCTAATATGGGTATGGGTGCAGCATCGCAAGGCGCTAGCCAAGCTATGCAGTTAGGCGGCAATATTTCAGCACTACAGCAACAAGCGGGACAAGCGCAAGCTGCAAACAGTATCGCACAGGGCAATATCTGGGGTAACGTAACTAAAGACCTTGGTTCAGCAACATACGACTATTTTAATAAGGGTTAACATGGCTATTTTAGATTATTCTAGGGGACTGAATGCAGCAGGTCCAGAAACAACGATGCAAGGTGTGCTAAAAGGTGCTGGTCAGTTGCAGGGCTTACGTCATAACGAACAGGTTATGCAGCAACAACAGCAACAACAGCAACAAGCGCAAGCACAAGCGCAAGCGGAAGGTGAGGCAAGACAAGAAGGCGCTGAACTACTAAAGAGCGGAACACCTGAACAAGTGGCGAATTTCGGAATGATGCACCCTGAGATAATGAAAGATTATGCCAATGCAGTAGATTGGCGGGATAGCACTGCGAAAAAAACCAGACTGGATTACTCTAAAAATATTTTAAGCGGCAACGTATCACCGCGTCCAGCTTTACTAGCTCGCATTGCTGAAGTTGAAGCCGATGGCGGGGACGCTAGTGGTTTAAAGCAGACTTTACAATTAGATGATGCTGGCATTGTAGCTGCTGCTGAAAAAGATTTTGCTGTACTTGCTACAGAAGAGTTTCAGGCTTGGAAACAATCAACTAGTGATGAGGGTACGTTATCTGATAAACCATCAGCAGTGCTGGAAACAGAATGGTTTAATGAACAATCAGAAGAAGTTCAAGAAACACATTTAAAAATAAAACGAGGCGAAAACCCTACATTGGACGAAAAGCTTGTTTATGAAAAATCAAAGTCAGATATAAAAGAGGGTTCAGTAATTAGGGCAGCGCGAGAAAAAACTAAAGAGCAACGCAGACAAGGTTATATTGATAGCGGAGTGACTGCGGCTGACAACTTACTTACGGTTAACAGATCTATTGAATTACTTGACAGTGTGGCGACAGGTGGTATCGATAGCGCGATAACCAGAGCCAAACAAGCCTTTGGTATAGAGTCAGGCGACGAGGCAGAATTATCTTATGAACTCGGTAAAAGTGTCTTAAGACAATTAAAACCTATCTTTGGCGCGGCTTTCACAGTAAATGAAATGCTTGAATTGAAAAGGATGGAGGCTGGACTCGGTAAGTCTGTTGCAGGTAATAGGAGAATACTTGCTAACTTGGCTAAGGTGATTGAAAGATCTGCCAGTAGGGGTGCAAGAGCAGCACTTAGCTTAAACGATACTTTTGCCGCAGATGAGATAAACATGGCACTAAGTAGCGGTAAAGCCAAAAGTACCTCAGCCAAAGGTACCTCAGCCAAAAAACCTGATGTGCCCGAAATTTCAGATCAAGACTTACTTAATAAATACGGTGGTTAATCATGGCCGACTTAATGAGAGCATTACGAAACGCAGACGCGGCAGGGGACACGAAAGCAGCGCAAAGAATAGCGACAATGATCCGAGAACAACAGCAAACAGAAAGTTCTTTTGGGGATGAGGCACTGGGCGTTGTTGAAAATGTAGGCGCTATAGCAAGCGGTATAGTAGCTGAACCAATGGCGGGTTTAGCGGGCATAGCTCAATCGCTAAACCCATTTGCTGACGAGGGGGCAGGAGCGAGAGCAATTGAAGCAACTAGGGAAGCTTTAAGCTATCAGCCAAGGACGGACACAGGACAAGCACAACAACAGGCCATAGGTGAGGTATTAGCTCCTGTTGGTGAGGCGCTATCCAGTGCTGAAACTACACTGGGCGAAGGTACGCTCAATATGACGGGCAGCCCTTTTCTCGCTTCGATAGCTCATTCATTACCAACGGTAGCACTAGAGGCGCTAGGGTTTAAAGGCTCTAAGCAATTTACAAAAGCGCCAGGTAAACCTAGTCAGAAGGAAATACAAGCAGCCCTTGTGGAATCGGCACCAGAAATTGACGCATTAAAAAAAGCGTCAGGGGCGATTTATGGTGAGATCGACAAATCGGGTGTGAGAATCAAACAGGGTCAGATTGATAGCCTAGTGAATAGGATAGATGCAAAAACCAGAAGCAAGGGGTTAGATCCAAGAGTTACGAAGCAAGCAGCGGGGGGAATGGAAGCACTAAAGGAGATACGAGGTTCTGACCAACCACTTACGGAATTAATGACACAAAGAAACATAGCGCAAAATGTAGCATCTAGCTTAGAAGCACCCGAAAAGATGTTGGGTAATATTATGCTAGATGAGATAGATAGTTTTATTGATAAGCTTTCACCGAGTCAATTATCCAAGGGCGATGCCGCAACGGG